AGCAGTATTAACTGTTATTGGTACTATATTAATGTGGTTTCGCCCTGACATAGGAACCGCGTTAATTATAGTAGGTGGATATTTAATGTTTGATGGTATCTTAGGATTAGTTCAAGATGACTCCCCACCAGAAGAGGCAGATGCTGCAGTATTTGGGGGCCCAATAAATGTTGTTAAGCAAGGTATTCCTATACCTTTACTTTATGGAAAATTAGAAGTAGCAGGTGCTCCTATAAACTATGGTTTTACAAATAAAAGAATAAAAAGAAATAGTGGATGGGTAAATATTAATAATCCAGACCAACCAAATGATTCTGGAACAAGTGTCGGAGGTAGTTCAAATGGCGGTACTGGAAAAGCCACCGCAAGAGTATAATTATGACGAATAAAAGAAATAACAGTCCAGTAGCAGGAACAGGTAGTGGAAAAAGCCCACTAACTTTAAAAAGCAAATCGGAAGTAACTGAGCAGTCCGCTGTTGTTTATGATGTTTTGTCCGAAGGAGAAATTGAAGGTTTAGTAGATGGTGCGTATACTATTTACTTGGAAGGCGTTCCCGTTTTAGATAAAACTTTAGCTACTACTTATAGTTCTAAATCAAGTCAAAACACTTCTTACGATGCAAGTACTGGTACAATTACTGATAATCAAACTTCTAATATTTTTAATAATTTATCAGTATTAGACGGAACTAGATATATAAGAATTGATGGAGCAGCAGCAACTGGAAATTCAAATGTTGTAGCAAATAATGTCACGATAACTCCTAGTGCAAGTGGAGGAATAACTTTTGCCAATACTCATGTAGCTGGAAATAATACTACCTTAGTTGAAATGGCTCCTAAAATTAGAATTGCAGGTGCTGGTTTAGATGGTGGTGTACATACAGCAACAATTACTTCTTTTGATAGTACAAATAATACTGTAAATATTACTCCACCTCCAAAAACTTCAGTCAATAATGCAAGTACAACTATTGATTTAGTAGACCAAGTATCTTCTTTTAGTGGAAATACAGCAGTTATTGCTCCAACAGGACAAGGAGTTGACAGGTCAAATGTACCTACAACTTTAAGTTCACCCATTGTAAGTGAAGACAGTGAGCCTATCTATAACTTTAACAATTTTTCATATGCTATGAGAACAGGGCATAGACATCAACAGTTTGTTGTAACTCCACAAGGAGTGGGCTCTGGAGCAGTAGGTGTTGCAGTAGGCGCTGATTTACCTGCATCTAGTCAAGGCGCTCTCGGTATGTCAAGCGAGGTTAGAAATGCTGGAGGTGGTTTACGAGACCATGATGGAGACTCATATACTTTAGATAATGATTCAGGTGTTAATATTTCAGCAAGTTCTTTTCAATTACCAGACCCTTCTATAGTTGACCATTTAAAAATAACTATTAATCATCCTACAGGACTTTATACTACAGACTCCGAAGATGGAGATAGTGGAAATGCTTGGGTAGAGCTACGAATAATATTTTCATATGTAAGAGATGGTCAAACATTTGAACAAACTGTTTTTGGTCTAGATGATATGGCTGCTCAGCCTAGAGAAAAAGAAGGTACTCGACCTCATGTAGCTGTAGGTGGAGACATAGATTTGAACGCCCATGATGGTATAATTCATGGAAAAATATCGACTCAGTTTGCAACAGTCTTTGAATTTGATACAGAACAATTCCAACCTTTTGATGACTTTACTATAAAAATACGAAGATTTACTCCTACTGCTTATAAAATAACTAATAAGTCTTATCATAATGCAACTCAAGTAAGTTATGCAGAAGCAATTATTGAAGATAAATTAAATTATCCATACACAGCTTACGCAGCAATAATGGTAGATTCTAGAGATGCTACTACAGTTCCTCAAAGACATTATGAATTAAGAGGTATAAAATGTAAAGTTCCAACTAACTACATACCATTAGATACTATGGATGCTGATGGAAATAGAACAACAACAGCTTCTTATAAAAGAAATGTAACTACAGGAGCAACAGAAACAACAGATCAAGACTGGGATGGAAAATTTAGAGGAGACAAAAAAGTATTTACTGACCCTAACGATGTAAACTATGAGCCAGTATATACTAATAATCCTGCATGGATATTTTTAGATCTACTAACAAATGAAAGATATGGACTTGGAAACTATTTAAATAAAGACCATACTATGGATATAATTGATAAATATCAGTTATATGAATTAGCAAAATATTGTGATGAATTAGTAGATGATGGACAAGGAGGACAAGAGCCTAGATTTACTTGTAATGTATATATAAAAGATTCAACGGAAGCCATAAAAGTATTAAAACAATTAATGAGTACTTTTAGAGGTATCTTACTCTGGCATGATGGAGAAATATCTTTAAATCTACAACAAGAAAAAGCTCCTATTTTTACATTTACTAAGTCTAATGTAACTCCAGAGGGATTTGCTTACAGTTATCCTTCTAATAGAGTAAGAGCTAATCAAATAAGAGTAACTTGGAATGACCCAGATAATCACTATAGACCTGCAGTAGAATTAGTAGAAGATAGTGAAAATATTGCTAAAACTGGTAGAGTGGTAGAAAAAAGCACACTAGCGTATGGATGTACTTCACAATCTCAAGCACATAGGGTTGGAAAATATCATTTACTTAGTGAGATAAATGATAGTGAAGCTGTAACATTTACCAGTGGTATAGGTAGTCAAATTTTAAGACCAGGTGATTTAATAGAAGTTCAAGATGCAGATAGAGATAATGTTCAGTTAAGTGGTCGAGTTTCAAGTGGTGCAAGTACAACAGTTATACCTGTAGATAGAACTGTAGCATTAAGTAATACTGCAAATGCAGACCTTACATTAATCTTTCCAAAATCAGGAGCATATCTTGCACAACCAAACGCAACTATAAATAGTGTTTCTTACAATCAAGGAGATTTAATTCTTCAAGCAAAAAATGCCAGCGATACTCTTTATAATTTAGACGTTCAAGCAAACACAGCAAATGCGCGTGATGACAGCGGAAATATATTAGATATTGCATGGTCAGAAGATGTAAGAATAGAAACAAAAGCAATAAGTAGCTACAATGCTAGTCATATAACTGTAAGTTCAGCATTTTCTGATGCACCAAATGAAGAAGTTATCTTTGCAATTTCACAAACAACAGCAACAGGTGAAAAATTAGCAGGGTCTCCTCAGACCTACTTGATAACTGAAATTAAAGAAGATATTCAAACTAAGGCTTACAACATAACAGCTGTAAAACATACAGTTGGTAAATATGATAAAATAGATAGAGGTTGGTCAATACCTACTATACCTGATGTAATGATACCACCGAAATCTACTGATGGAGTTCCTAAACCTCGTAATGTAATGATAAAATTACTAAAAGGTCAAGTAGATGAAGGAAGTGACGAAGAAATTTCAAATGCAAATGAAGATAGATTCGTACCACCTAGACTTGATGTCTATTGGGGTGTACCTTTAAGTCAAAGAACAGATGATAATGGAGACCCAGTAAATTCTCCATACGAACATATAAGGTCTTTTGAAATAGAGCATAATGTAAATAGTCAAGGCGGAGGGGCTAGAGATGGATTTGATAGAGTAGTTATTGACCCGAGCCGACAAAGTTTTACTATACCAAATGTACCTAAAAGAGGCGAATTTATTGTTAGAATAAGAACTATAAATACTGCAGGTCAGCCTTCTCCATTTGTACAAAGAAGAATAAAAATTAATCCTGAAAAACCTGCAAAAAATCTAGAACCATTTGTTAGAAAAGGTGGAATACTTACAACAGGATTTAATATTGATTCATCAAATGGATTGGTACAATTTACAGAAAGCACTTATAATTTTACTCCAGCAGAAACAGATTTACAAACAGTAACTGTAACAAGTGGTACAACTGCTCAAACTTCATGTAGCTTTGCTAACTTAGCAAGTGGAAATACAGGATACTTACTATGGGATTATAGTGATACTACTGACCCATTAAAAGCAGTAGAGTATATTACTGATAATACAGGGGCAGATTTATTCAGATATTCAAAAAATCTAGATGCAAGTGCATTTACTCAAAAAACAGGAACAGCTACAGTAGAAGCAGGAAACACAATTATTCAAGGAACAGGAACTGCTTTCCTTACTGAATATGAAGCAGGGGATTTGTTTATTTTTGATGATAGTGGCTCAAATAGATTTATAGCAACTATCAATCACATTCTTAGCAATACCTATATGCAAGTTGCTTATACTCCTACTTCAAATTTATCAAGTAAGAATGTATTTGCACAAAGTATTCAACCTAACTTTATAAAAGATACAATTATTGGAGAAGTAGCAAATACAAGTGGAACATTTTCCATAATAAATTACGCTAGTGGAAACAAGGGAGCGGATGCCTATACAATTAATGGTAGTAATGAAAACCATAATTTTGAAGCCGCAAATAATGGAGCAGTATCAGACTTTTCAACATTTATAAATAATTATACAGTCAAGAAAGGAACTGTAAGTTATACGTTTGCTAACAGTGGAACTGCTTTAAATACTTTTGGATTGTCAAAATCAGATTCAAATTGTACTTCAGCAATAAATAGTTCAAATGGTGCTATTACAGTAAGTGCGCTTACAGCAAATGTAGCTACAATTACTGTAACTATAACAGATTTATATTCAAGCGAAGTTATCGCAACTCGTGTAATTACTTTAGGAAAATCTCAACCAGGAGTAGATGGTCAAGACGGTCAAGATGGTACTCCAGGAGTAAATGGAGCAGATGGGTCAGATGGAGCAGCAGGAGCAGACGCAAGAACAGTAAATTTAACTGTTGGAGACCAAGCATTTTCATACTCAAATACAGGAGCTAATCCTTCTCCATCAAGTACAACAGTTACTGCAACAGCGACAAATACAACAGGCACA